ATGGCCGCGGTCAAGGAGTTCAAGGAGATCTTCGAGGCCGAGCACCAGGGCGCGTTGAACGCGTACAAGACGGTGTACCTGGGCGGTGGCGCCGACGCGACCGTGGTCGGTAAGGACTTCCAGCAGCTGGAGTTCGCCGTCACCCAGGGCAAGGCCGAAAGCCGGCTGGCGTCGTGTGCCGGGGTTCCCCCGTCGTGGGTCGGGTTCTCCGAAGGGCTGCAGGGGTCCAGCCTGAACGCGGGGAACTTCACCGCCGCGAGGCGCCGGTTCGGCGACGGAACCATGCAGCACCTGTGGGGAAACGCGGCTGCCAGCCTGGAGATCCTGGTCCGCCGTCCCAGCGTCGGCGCCTACCTGTGGTTCGCCACCAAGGGCATCCCGTTTTTGCACATGGACGCCAAGGACGCGGCCGATGTGCAGTCCACCGAGGCGCAGACGATCACCGCGCTGGTGCGCGACGGGTTCACCGCCGAGTCGGCGATCGCCGCCGTTCAGAACTACGACTGGGGACGGCTTGTGCACACCGGGAGGGTCAGCGTGCAGCTTCAGACCCCCGGTGAGGCGGACCGGGCGCAGGTCAACGGCAACGGCGCCCGCCACGGGGAGCTGATCGTCGGCGCTGTTCGGCCATGACTGCGGCAACTCCAGGACGGAGATCGATGTGACGACGATGGTGACCGGTGTGGACCTGCGGTCCGCGCTGCGACTGTGCTACCGGAACGTGGAGTTCCGCGCCACCGGGCCGGTCGGCGACGGCCGGACCCTGGAAGGGTACGCCGCGGTTTTCGACACCCCCACGACCATCGAGTCGTTCGCGGGCGAGTTCGAGGAGGTCGTCAAGCGGGGTGCGTTCCGCAAGACGCTGCGTGACCGGGCGCCGGTGATGCAGTTCGACCACGGCAACGACAAGCGCACCGGGTCGGTGCCGATCGGTGCGATCGAGGACCTTCACGAGGACGACGAAGGGCTGTTCGTCAATGCGCGGCTGTTCGCCAACGACGTGGTCGAGCCGATCCGGCAGGCGGTTGCCGGCAGAGCCATCCGTGGCATGAGCTTCAAGTTCCGGGTGATCCGGGACCAGTGGGTCGACCGCGACGGGAAGAAGATCCCCGCCGATGACCTGGCGGGTCTGCTGGAGAACCCGGGTGACCGTGGCCCGATCCGCCGGGAGATCCAGGAGGTTGAGCTGTTCGAGCTTGGCCCGGTGGTTTTCCCCGCCTACACGCAGACCAGCGTCGGGGTGCGCGGTTCCCGGTTCGACCCGAACGCGGTGGCGGTGCGGGGTGTGCTGGGCCAGTTCGGGCTGGACGAGCGGTGCGTGCAGCGGCATCTGGCCACGTTCGACCCTCAGGAGCGGCAGGTGCTTGCCGCTGAGGTGGTCGCCGCGTTCCCGGAACTGGCCGATCTGCTGACCGCGCGGACCACCCCACCGGCTGACCCGGCACCGCCGGCCGAGCCTGAGCCGGCCCCACCCGCACCAGTACCCTCCCCACTCCCGGCGCCTTCCCCGCCGCCGGGCGATGCCCAAAGCTCCCCGCAGCCGGCTCCTGCCACTGCGGGACGTACCACCACCGAGCCGGCCCTCGGCCACCCGGTGTCCAAGCCGGAGCCGCGTAAGCACTCCAAGGCACCCAAGCCGTCGGCAGCCAGCCGTGCGGCGACACCACCAGCCACAACCAGCCAGAGGAGTGACGACGTGCAGCCCACGATGACCGTGGACGAACGGCGGGAGCGGCAGGAGGAGATCCGCGCCCGCCTCACCGAGATCGACAACGAGTACATGGGTGCCGCCCTGCCGGATGAGACCCGGGAGGAGTGGACCCGGCTGACCGAGGAGCACCAGACCCACCAGGTGGCCATCGACGATGCCGAGCGGCGGCGGGTGAACCTGGAGAGCCTGTTCAACAGCAACCGTGGCGTGGAGGGTGGCGGCGGGATCACCGCTGTGACCGCCCCGGGTCTGATCCCCCGGCGCACCGACTCGGACCTGTACGACCTGCGGGAGATCCGCCGGTCGGCATCCAGCGAGGAGGACCTGCGCCGGCTGTACCGGGAGCGGGCCTACGAGGCGGTGGAGCGGGCGAAGTTCCCCGGGCAGAAGAACAAGGAGCGGGCGCAGTCCCGGGCGCTGGAGCTGCTGGACACCGTCGACGACGAGTCCGCGGCCCTGGCCCGGCGGATGCTGGCCACCGGCAGCCCGCTGTACGACCGGGCGTTCGGCAAGGCTGTGCTGGCCCGGTCCACGTCCGGTCTGACCGCAGAGGAGGCCCGGGCGCTGTCCGTGGGCTCCGACTCGGACGGCGGGTTCGCCGTGCCGTTCCAGCTGGACCCGACGATCATCCTCACCTCCGACGGGTCGAGCAACCCGCTGCGGCAGATCAGCCGGGTGGAGACGATCGTCGGCAAGGAATGGCAGGGTGTCACCTCCGCCGGGATCACGGTCACCCGCACCCCGGAGGTGCAGGAGGCCACCGACGACGCGCCGGACCTGGACCAGCCGGTTGTCCGGCCCAGCGCCGTGCACGCGTTCGTGCCGTTCTCGATGGACGTGGAGCAGGACTGGACCCGGCTGCGGGCGGAGATGACCCGGCTGCTGAACAACGCCAAGGACGACGAGGAGGCCGAGTCGTTCGTCAACGGCGACGGGTCGCTGATCTCCGGCGGCGGGCACCAACCCGACGGCATCGCCGCCGGGCTGGCCGCGGCCAGCGAGGTCCCCGGCGGTGCGTCGTTCACCTCCCAGGACCTGTACGACCTGGAAGCCGGCGACAACGGGCTGGGTGAAAGGTTCCTCGCCCGTGCCGTCTGGCTGGCCAACCGCAGCATCTACAACCTGGTGCGGCAGTTCGACACCGCTGGTGGTGCCGACCTGTGGGTACGGCTGGGCGCGGGCCAGCCGGCGGAGCTGATCGGCTACTCGGCGTTCCGCGCGTCGGCGATGCCGTCCAGCCCCACCGGCCGGTACCTCATCCTCGGGGACTTCAACGAGTTCCTGGTGGTCGACCGTGTCGGCATGTCGGTCGAGCTGGTGCCCCACCTGTTCGGTGCGGCCCGGCGGTTCCCGACCGGCCAGCGGGGCATCTACGCCCGCTGGCGGAACACCACCAAGATCCTGGTGGACAACGCGTTCCGGGTCCTGACCGACGACGAGTCCTGATCCCCCGACCATGATGATCCGCCGGCCGGTGCTGTGGTTCCGGTCGGCGGATCACACCCAAGGAGACGACGACGTGAGTGACCTGTTCGTGGCGCGGCAGTCCGGCACGGTGATGCTGGACGGCCGGCGGCACGCCATCCGCCGCGGGGTGACTGTGGCCAGGGCGGGCAGCACGATGCTGGCCAAGCACCCACGGCTGTTCGAGCCGCTGAAGATCCACTACGATGCGCCTGGCAAGGGGCGGCGCAACCCGGCACCGGTGGAGCAGGCCACGGCCGCGCCGGGTGAACGGCGGACGGTGAGACTACCCGAACCCGCCCCGGAACCGCCGCCGCCGGCCGAGCCGACGCCGGCCGCCACGCAGCGGCCACCCACGTCCGGGCCTGGCTCCGGCGCACCGGCGTGGCGGGAGTACGCGGCGGCGGTGACCGGACGTCCGGTCGGCGAGTTCGCCGCGATGGGCCGGGACGACATCGTGGCACTGCTCGCCGAGGCCGCGGAGGAGTAGCGGCTATGCCTGCGGTGGCCCACCTGGTGGTTGGCGCCGGCCAGGTGGGCACCGCCGTCCACCAGGTGCTGTCCCGCGCCCACGACGCGGCAATCCGGGACGTTGACCCGGTGGAAGTGCACGCCGAGGTGCTGCACATCTGCTTCCCGTGGTCGGACCTGTTCGTGTGGCAGGTACGCGGGTACCAGCGGCAACACACCGCTGACCTGGTGGTGGTCCACTCGACCGTGCCGGTCGGGACGTGCGACCCGGAGGGCTGGGTTCACTCGCCGGTCCGTGGCCGGCATCCGGACCTGGCCGACAGCTTGCTGACATTCACCAAGCACTTCGGCGGCGGACGGGCGGATCAGGCTGCGAAGGTGTTCGAGGTCGCCGGCTGCGACGTGCGGATCCACCCAAGGGCTGCGGAGACCGAGGCCGGCAAGCTGTGGGAGCTGGTGCAATTCGGCCTACAGGTGCGGATCGAGCAGCAGATCCACGACTGGTGCACCGGGCACGGGATCGACCCGGACGTGGTGTATCGCGACTTCGCCGTCACCTACAACGACGGGTACCGGCGCCTCAGCCTTGCCCAGTTTGTCCGCCCGGTGCTGGAGCACATGCCGGGGCCGATCGGCGGGCACTGTGTGCGGCAGTGCGCGGTGCTGCTGGATCACCCGCTGGCCGCCGAGGTCGCCCGGTGAGCCTGCCCCGGATTGTGCACCAGGTGTGGCTAGGCCCGCCGATGCCAGCCGAGTACCGCAGCTACCAGGCGTCATGGCTTGAGCGGAACCCAGGCTGGGAACACCGGGTGTGGACCGAGCAGGACCTGGCCGTGCTGGAGATGCGCAACCGCGACCTGTTCGACGCGGCCGTGGAGCACACCGCGCACCTACCGGCGGTGGACACGATCCGCTGGCGGGTCGACGTGGCCCGGCTGGAGATCCTGTGGCAGTTCGGCGGCGTCTACGCCGACGCCGACGCCGAATGCCTGCGTCCGTTGGGCGGGCTTATCCCCTACCGGATGTGTGTGCCGCAGTCGCCGAATGATCCCAGCTACGTCACCAACGCCGTCATGGGTGCGGAACCGGGCCACCCATTCCTTGATGCACTCATCGGGGGGATGCCGGCCAACGCCACCGCCTACCGGGGTCGGCGGCTGGTCGACACGGTGGGCGGAAAGTACATCAGCCGGCAGATTGCCGCGTTGAAGCCGCCGGGTGTGGCGGTGCTGCCGTGGTGGCTGTTCGCCGGCCAGTCGATCCGGGACCGTGACCGGGGCCGGCCACCCGACCTGTCCCGGCCGCTGATCAACCACGTCTACGGCAACACCCGCGGGCGGCGGGTGTTGCGGTGAGCGTCGACCGGGCAGAGCTGGGCCGCCGGATGGGGTTCCGCCCGCCGGGGCGGGTCATCCACACCGTCGAGCAGGTGATGCTGTTCGCCGACGCCATCCTGGACCGGCAACCCGCGGGTGTGCTGGTAGAGGCTGGCTGCTACCGGGGTGTCGGAACCGCCCGCCTGTCGCACCTTGCCGACGCGCTCGACAGCACCCTGGTGGTGTTCGACAGCTTCCAAGGGTTGCCCGCCAACACCGAGGCGCACCACCGGTCCATCACCGGACGGCCCATCCGGGGCTGGTTCCGCGGTGGGAACCTGGCTGCCACGCTGGTCGAGGCCCAGGTGACCGTGGCCCGGTTCGGGGTGCCTGGGCGGGTCGAGTGGGTGCCGGGCTGGTTCGCCGACACCATGCCCGGCTTCGGCGAGCCAGTGGCCGGCGCCTACTTGGACGTGGACCTGGCCGCGTCGACCCGCACCTGTCTCGACGCGTTGTGGCCGCTGCTGTCTGACCGGGGTGTGGTCGTCTCCCAGGACGGGCACCTGCCGCTGGTTGTTGCCGAGTTCCGCGCCTGGCTGGGCCGGGCCGCGCCGCAGCCGTCCCGGGTGGAGGGGCTGGGGGTGCGGCAGATGGTCAGGATCGACCGTTGAGCCCGCAGGTCGACGCGTTCCGGCTTGCGGCGAAGGTGCTAGACGAGATTCCGGTGCGGTGGTGGCTGTCCGACGGGGCGGTGCTGGGGGCGGTGCGGGAAGGCCGGCTGCTACCCGGCGACCCGGACGTGGACCTCGGCGTGTGGCACGCGGACATGCCCATGGCTCGGGCGGCGTTCCTCGCCGCCGGGTGGCCGGTCAAGCGGGACCGGCCGGGCCAGCTGTGGGCTGTCCACAGCGGGGTGAAGGTAGACATCCACGGCCACGTCGCCGACGGCGACCGGGTGTGGTACGAGCTTTCCCACGGCCGGCTGGTCTACCAGTTCCCCGCCCGGCCGTTCGACACCCTGGCACCGGTTGAGCTGCACGGGGTGCGCACCAGAATGCCGACGCCACCGGAGGACTACCTGGTGGCGCATTACGGCGTGGACTGGCGGACACCGCGCACACGGTGGCGCTGGGATCGGGACCCGCCATGCGTGGCTCCCGGGCCGGGGCGGTGAGCCGCCGAACCCGGGCGTTGCCCCGGGCGTTGCGCCGGGCACGCCGCGACCGGATAGCACGTCGGGCCCGGCAACGTGCCGGGCTGCCGACCAGCATCCACAGCGTGCAGGTTGGCGACGTGGCGATGCGGCTGTGGGACCATCCTGGCAAGATCGCCGGCTACTGGCGGCGCGGTGGACTGTACGAGACGCCGTTGCTCAAGCGCATCCACCGCCGTCGGTACCGCGGGACTGCGCTGGACATCGGCGCCAACATCGGCAACCACACCCTGTGGCTGGCCGTCGTGTGCGGGTTGCGGGTGGTCGCGTTCGAACCGGTGGAGCACGCCGAGTTGTCCGCCAACGTCGCCCTGAACGACCTGGGCCGCCGGGTGCGGGTCGTGCCGGTGGCGCTCGGCGATGCCCGCGGAACCGCGACGCATGTTGCCGCTGGCCGGCTGGCCCCTGGCGGTGACCTGTCGGTGCGCACGCTCGACTCGTACCGGCTCCGGGGCGTAACCCTGATGAAGATCGATGTCGAGGGGATGGAGCCGGCGGTGCTGCGCGGTGGCGAACAGACCATCCGCCGGGACCGGCCGACGATTTGGGCCGAGGAGCACAACCAGACCGAGCACGACGCGATCGCTGACGTGCTGCATCCATGGGGATACCGGATGACGCGGTGGCTACACGGCCGCGGGCAGGCGACGCCGATGGGCCAGTGGGTCCACCCGGCGCCCACAACCTAGCTATAGGGGGAATGCGATGACACAGCCGACGTTTTTTGGTGTCAAGGTCACCCTGCCCTTCGACACGTCCGACCGCCTTGTCGAGGCTGCCGACTTCGATCGACTGATCATCTTCACCCGGATGAGCAGTACGGTGCTGGTTGGGTTCGCCCAGTTCGCGGTACCAGGGCCACAGAACTTCGCCCAGGTGGATCCTGCTTCACTGAGTCAGCAGATGTCGTTCGTGCTGCCAGCGGGCCAGGAGCTGTGGGCCGGCCACACCCAGGATGGTCTTACGGTGACATTGGCGTTGCTTGTCACCAAAGCGGCGGTCGCGGTCAACTGAGGTGGGGTCCCTGCCGACCGTCTCCGTGGTGGTGATGGCCCACCGCAAGCGGGAAGTGTTCATCCCCGAGCTGCTGGCCAAGCTGGACCGGCCGGCGGAGGTGGTGTGGGACCAGATCGACAACCGGTGGGACACCGGACGCCGATCGATGCTCGCCTACGACCCGCAGGCCACTCACCACCTGGTTGTGCAAGACGACGCGGTGATCCCCCGGGACCTGGTCGCCGGGATCGAGAAGGCGCTACGGGTGGTGCCGGCGAAAACGCCGCTGTGCCTGTACGCCGGCAAGGTCCGCCCATTCCGCGCGGCGGTGCAGCAGCTGGTGGACCGGGCCGGGCAGTCCACGTCGTGGCTGTCGATGTCGCAGTGCCACTGGGGCGTCGGCATCGTCATGCCGACCGAGCTGATCCGCCCGATGGTGGCCTGGTGTGACACCCGCACCGAGGTGGCCAACTACGACAAGCGGATCTCCCGCTGGTGCCAGTCCCGCCGCCTGACTGTGTTTTACCCATGGCCGTCGCTGGTGGACCACCGCGACTCGCCGTCGCTGGTCCCCGGCCGCGTCTCAACCGGCCGGCGGGCGCACAAGTTCGTCGGTGCGGACGAGTCAGCACTGAGCTGCGACTGGTCGGGCCAGGTGGTCAGCATCCCCGCACTTAGCAGATACGCGAGACCGGTGGTGAGGGTGGACGGGCAACTTGGCCGGTGGCAGATGATGCTGCGTACCGAACAGCGGCGGCTGGCGACCTCGCAGGCGCGGATTAAGACGTTGCAGGCGCGTATCGCTGCCGCGCAGCGACCGGGGAAGGCCCGGTCGGCCCCAGGGACCCCGGACACATCCGCTGCCACCGGCGTCGTCGACGCCGTCGACGTGTCTGTCGCCACGCTCAGCGTCCGCCAGCCAACGACTGTCTGAACCCACCACAGCACGACAGGAGGCACCTGTGAAGTTCACACCTACCCGCCGGTTCCGAGACGGAGCAAACACCTACGAACCCGGCACCGAGTATGAGGCGGCGGACATCGAGGCCGCGTACTTCGTCCGGAGTGGCTGGGCCGTGTCCCCGGACTACACCCCGCCAGGTGTGGCACCCGCACCGGCGGTCGACGTGCGGCCGGACAGCGTCACCCACCGGGCGACCACCAAGGAGCGCTGAACGATGGGGAAGGCAGCACCCAACTCGTACTACGACGACGGCAGCTTGGCGCAAGCGGCGCTCGCGGACGAGATGTACGTGTGCTCGGCTGAGCCGGCGAACTACGCGGGGATCGCGGCGGTGACTCTGGTCGGCCCGGTCACGCTGACCCCGGGAGCCGGCAACGGTGATTTCACGCTGGCCGATGGGGACGTGTCCGGGCGGAAGGTCACGGTGACCGCGCAGAACGGGGCTGCGGTGGGCACCTCTGGCACGGCCACGCATGTGGTGCTCGCCACCGGCGGCGCCACAGACCTGCTGCGCTACGTGACTACCTGCGCTAGCCAGGCCGTCACCGACGGCAACACCGCAAACGTCGGCGCGTTCGACATCGAAATCGAGGACCCGCAGTAAACCCCTTTCGCAACAGGAGGATGCCATGGCCGCTGGATACAAGGCCCTGACCACGAAGGACCAGATCAACAAGACGATCGGCGGGATCTCGGTGCGGCTGCGCGAGATCATGGACGACGTCGAGCAGTTCGACGCGTTCTTCCAGGCGGAGGGCGTTGCCGGGCTGGTCGCCAACTTCGGCTTCGACCAGGCCGACCCGACCGCTGCGCCGGATGCGAACCTCATCGGGACGGTGAACAACGACTACGCGCAGCTGCGGCAGATCTACCTGGGCCTGCAGGCTCTGGCCAGCGCCAAGAACTTCCGCACCTTCGCGCCTCAGGTCGAAGCCCTGTTCTAGGGGGGGCCTGACCTATGCCGATCGTCCGTAGGCTGTCCGACACCGACGACATCGCCTTTTCGACCGGGCTCGGTGGCGTCGATGGCCTGGCCTACGGCACGATCGCGATCCTGTTCCGGCCGGCGGTAGACCCGGTCCTGCGCTGGATCGTGACCCTGCACGACCTTGTCGGAGCATCCCTGGGCGCTATCGGCGTGCTGGGTGGCGATCCGTTGCTTCTCTGGCAGGGCGGCGGTATCTGGGGCACAGAAGGACCAGCCGTCACCATCGACGACTGGCACCTGCTGGTCGCACGAAAAGACACGGGAGATGTGCGTCCCCGGTGGAGCCTGAAGAACCTGGCCACAGGTATCTGGGTCCACGAGGATGGCACCGAGACCCAGCTGGACTGGACTC